TATTGCTGGGACAGCGCCGCCGCCATATCAGCATATCCGCCGCATTTGTCATTGGCAAAGGCAGGCATGGCAAAGCAGACGGCCAAGGCCGCTAGTGTTTTCATGGCTTCATCCTTTCCGTTATTTCAGGCAGGTTGCGTCCAGGGTGGCAATCAATGCCTGCCCCGTGACCACCGACTTATCGCCGCCGTCTGCCGCCAAAGCCGCCGCATGTGCGGTGCGCTGCGCATCCGTCGCATCGCAGATGGCGCTATCGTTTGCCACGCTCATGCAACCAGCTACGGGCCAGATCAGGGCTATCCACAATATCCGCTTCATCGGCTTTCTTCCTTGTTGCTGCATAGTCTTGCAGGGCCTCAGATTTGGCCTGCTGGCGGGCATGTCGCTTTCCCGCTAAGTAGATGCCCAGAAGCGCCAGAAGGGCCGCTACGGGCTTCCACAGCGCCTGCGCGATGCCGGTCCAGATCATGCGCGGTTCTTTGTCATGTACGCGGCCACGGCACTGACACCCAAAACGGCCCAGCCGATGATTTCGGCTTTGTACGGGGCAAAGGGGTGATCCGGCCAAAGCGCATCAAGCGCGCCGAACCCGCCGTTGACAACGAAGCCCGCGATGACAAGCGCCCACCATTTGCGGGTAGGGGCTGCGGACGGCTGATTTACAAGTGTCATGCTTTCATCTTTCCGAACATGCCCTGGATCAGGGCGATTAGGGATTCCCACATTCATGGAGATCAGCTTGGCCGGTTCGGGCTTTATGTTGACGGGCCGCAGGAATAGCGCGCGTTCGGCTTCACGCCGCCGCACAAGCCCCGCCCAAACTTTGCCCCCGGCCTTGTTCCAAAGCCGAAATGCATCCGCAGCCCCAGCTTTGTCACCTGAATTGAAACGGCGCAGAACCGATGACCTGTTGAAAGCGCCGGGACCGATGTTATAGGCAAGCGACACCATCGCCCCAAATTCGTTTTCGTTGACCGACCTTTTGATCATCGGCGCTATCTGTGCAGCAAACTTTTCAACGCTGCGCATAAGGTAGCCATAAGCTTCGGCCTTGCTGATCGTCATTCCGGCGCGCGGTTCAATTCCGACCCCGGCACGCGCCGTAGTGCCGTAGCCAATCGTCCAGATCGGCGGCTTTGCCAATTCGTCCAGATAGGCTTTCGCGCGGAAACCTTCAAATTCCCTGATAAGGTCAAGCGCGGCACCGTTGATCTTCATTTGCGGCCCCCCGTGATCAGCACGTCCTCAATCCGCGATAGCTTTTCGTCTACCTTGTCGAATTGGCGCGTTACATCGGTGCGCAGATCGTCATGACGCTGCACGCGGTCGCGCATTTCCCTTTCCAGCAGGGACAGCCGACTCCGGTCTGTGAATACCGCGCGGACAAACCACCAAATCGCCGCGCCGATTGCCGCAATGATAGACGTGGTTGCGGCAATCCCGATTTGCTCAAGGCGTTCCAGCCAAGTCATGCGGGCCACTCCATTTCAGGAAGCCCCGCAATCGGGCTTTCGGGAATTGCGCCGCCCGCCTGCACCGCCGCCAGCATTGCCAGCGCGGCAGTCCAAACATCATCACGCCATGCAACGAACGCCGCACCCTCAGCCTGCCATGCCGGGATTGTGCTTGCCGCGTAGGTGGCACAGGATACCGCAGAGGTATATCCGCGCGCCCGTGCCGTGGCCTCTACATGGGCTTCAATCGCAGCGGTGTATCCCGCCTGCATTTGTTCCGGCGTTGGCGGGGGTGGCCCCGGCTCGAATTGCAGATCATCACCAAGCCGCGCCGCTTCTCCGACAGCCCAATCCCAAAGGCCAGCTGGGGCAACAGCATCATTTGGGATAACATGGTACGGGCCACGGCCAAGATCGGCCACAAAGGTTCCGTCGGGTCTTTTGAACAATAGCTGCATCATGCAATCCTTATAAAATCGCCCAAGCAATCTTCGCCGGTCCCGAGCGTCAAAATGTTTGTCCCGCCACCATAAATTCCTGCGTTCTGTGCGATGACGCCAAGTGTGCTGTGATTTCTTCGCGTGTACCGACCCCACCAAGTTCCGCCAGCGGGAACACTAAACACGGTGCTTTGCGGCGCATACACTACGTCGATCTGCCCCAATCCCGCCGAATAAGTTGGCTGGGCCATTGCACCAATGGCAGAACGCGCAGCGGCAGCGTCCGCAGCCGTGAACACTGATGCACCTACGGCTGTCGCGCCAAGGTTCGTTCGCGCCGCCGCTGCCGTGGTTGCCCCCGTACCCCCGGCGACAATCGGGCGGGCCGTGTTTGCGTCGCTTTCCAGATCGGAGATCAGCGTGTTGAACACCACCGGGTCGATGATGGCGTCATCGACGGCGGTAGAGCCGGGTGGAAGGCTGTAGACCCCGGAGCCGTTTCGACTCATGGCAAACTCCTTGATTTCCGCCCGAAGGCGCATATGTTGGGGGGATGGAGATGGAAATGAACTTTGCGGGCGTGATGGCCGCTGTGTTCTTTGCGAACATGATGAGCGCGGCGCTCATCTGGGGCATGAGCCGTGCGTCCCGTTATCAAGACGAACGGAAGATTCCGGGTACTGTTTACGCGGCCCTGCTTTTACCGTTGCTGGTAGCGATGACGGCCTTTATCGGGGCTGGATGGACGCCGCCGTTCCTAGCCGCAATCTCTGCTCCATAAGGTCGCGCAGGGCGGTTGACGCTTGGGGCAAGTTGGGCAGGCCCCCATTGGCGACAAGCGCGCGAAGGGTCTCCGCCTTCCGGCGCGTCACGCCCTCCGCCAGCTTGCGCGTGCCAGCGGCGGCACCTAAACCCGCCACCAAGCCGGGAATGCCGCCTGCGAAACCCGCTCCGCCGATCTGTGCTAATTGCCCAAGACCACCGCCGAAAAGCTGCAACAGTTGTTCGGGAAAACTCCCGTTTACTACACGGCGCATCGCGGCCTTTTCGGCTTGGCTGAACCGGGCGGCGAGTTTCTTGTTTTGCAGGATATTCTTGAACTGTTGGCGGATGCCCGAAGATGCCCCGGACTTATAGTTCCCGCCGCCCGCTTCAATGGCGTTGTCAATCATTTGGCTTTTCGACATGCGGGACCACACATCGCGCGCCTTCGGGATTGCATCCTGTAGCGCGCGAACGTCTCCGGCAACCACATCATTCGGGCCAAGGTTCTTTATGAAATCATCAAGCCCTTCGATGATGGTCATTCCGGCTTTCTGGTCGGTCTTGTTTGCCACGTTCCCCGCTGCGGCACCCGCTTGGCGTCTCATTTGGTCCAGCGCCTTGAACGGAAGTGCAGCGGTCGGGTCAACACCCATGCGGGCGGACGCCTCGCCCATGATCTGATTTGCACGGGCGCTGTTTGGCGTAAGGCTTCCGGGACCGGGCAATTCATCAAAGCCGGTATTGGCCCGCAGATCGTCGAGGATGCCCCCGCGCGCCCGGTCAAACGCTTGCGGCGCAATCTGCACCCCGGCGTCGTCAACCTGCTGATAAAGGGCGTTCCCCATGGCCCGCAATTCATCGCTGGAAGGCGCGCCTTTAGCCGCTTGCCGAATAGCGGATTGCGTAGCACGGCTTTGCATCAGGGATTGCAGCGCCGAACCCGCGACTGGAATAGCTGCCCCGACCGCTGCTCCCATGCCCGCCTGCGGCAACGCTTCGGCGGCGCGGTTCTGGAACCCTCCTTCACCTGCATTGAACCCGTAAGCGCCTGACATGGCCCCGGTCGTTGCGGCGCTTTTCGCCATGCGCAAAGGAAGACTGCCCGCTGATGCAATGGCACCGACGGGGGCGGCTATTGCGCCTGCGATTTCTGCGCCCGTGGTGATGTAAGGACGATCTTGGCGTGACTTTTCCAAATCCTTGCGGAAGAACGGCAGGGCTTCCTCGTAGTCGATGCCCGGATGGATGGACGCAACGCGCGCCGCCAGTTCGTCTCCAAGGCCGAAAGTAAGCCCTTGCAGCAAGCCGCCTACCGCAGCATGTCGCGCCGTAGCGGGCTTGTACGCGCCTGGGGCGTCAGGTGCGCGGGGTGTAACGGCCTGTTGAAACGCCCCCGACAGTTCCGACATGCCGTCAGGCTGTGCCAGCGCACGGCCCGCTGCGATTAGGCGCTGCGCCGCCGCCGTATCACCCGCCGCCAATGCCTTCTTGGCCGCTGCCCGGTATTGCTCTGCGGTGTAATCGGCCATCAGTTGCCCTCCAGCCATTTCATGTCATCAGCGGAAAGCCCCGGCGCGGGGGCAGCGCCGCCGGATATCACATTGCCAGATTGATCCATCTGCCACTGCCCTTCACCATAGGCGATGTCCAGCGCAAGCTTTTGGTAAGCCTTTGCCGCACGGACGTATTCTTTGGCGCTGGTCGAACTATTCATTGCGGTTACAGAGTTGCCGATTGCGCGGCGTTCGTCATCTGTCAGCTGACCAACCGCGCCACCCGTGGGGCTATTGTCGCGCATGTTCTGAACTTCCGCCAAAGCGGCGCTGTCGGTGATCTGATTTGTGCGATTGGCAAAAT